ATCCTGCCACTGATTTCCGAGGAATCTCAGGCATCCGAACGCACCCAAAACGTCAAGTGTTCCGCTATCCACAAGCCTTGGCTGATTAGCCGCTACTGTTTGTTCCCATGCAAGCGCACCGTTTAGTTGCCTATATCCACGCACCACAAATGCCGACTGAGCTCCCGATAAGCTGTCTTGATTAGGGTATCCCGATGCGTTCACAAATGAACCTAATGTGGTAGCCGATGAGCTGCCAACGGTAACAGATAACACAGGACTGTCCAGTGTCACGTAGTCACCGTCAAATCCTATTTCAACCGCTGTCGTAGTTGACCCAACCAACCTCCTCACCTCCATAATCCTACCTGTAAAGGATCCAAGCAATCTGAAAGGTGCAAAATCCGTGATGCAGTCGGTAGGGTATAAACCAAGAAGATACAATGCGTTTACGGTAACATCCTGCGAATCGAACACATCCGTAGCGCCATCCGTGGCAAGTACATAGATAGAGTAATTACCAGCAGGCACATTAACCGTCCAGTTGTATGTGTTTCCCGATTGTTGAGAAAGAAGCGTTACACTGCCATTGAATAGTAAGAATTGGTAGCTTGTTGGTGTAAAACCTGATGGAGTTGCCGTTAAGGTAACTGTGTCACCCGCATTAGGTGAGATGTCCGATACTGCGAGGGAAACAGAGCCGCCTGCTCCAGAACTTCTTGCACCGAATATGAAAGGACAACTACTCATTTTTGAGGTCTGAACATGTATGTCCCGTTAAACACGAACATCAGTGGGCCTGTACTGATCCGGCACTGAGCTGGAACGATGTGAACGCATAACCTCTCGGAGGGGTCAACAGATCCCCTGTAAGAGGTGTAGTGGAATCCTTGTAGAAGTCTGTCAATGCAAGGTCGGGTCCTGCTCCTTTCGCTACTAATGAAGTGAAAGTGGTGCCTGACTCTCTTATTGAGATCGCGCAGAATGAACCTGTGTGTGCGGCCACACTCACTCCATAGATCATAGAGCCGTTAATGCCGGACATGCTTGATAGGGCCTTTGTCTGATCGACAAGTACCTGAACCTCTTGTGATGATAGTACTGCCATGATGTTTTTTATGCCTTGTTATTACTCTTCCTCAATGTTCAGCGTGAATGTCCTTGTTATAGAGTGGTCCCCTCCTGTTGCCGTTATTTCCACTGCATGAGAAGTGCCGGCAGTTGTTTCTCCGTCTATGGTAACAACCACAAGGCTGTTGCATTCAGTAGTGTCAATAGTCTCAAGTTTGATGTCAACAGCGAAGAGTTCTGATGCAGTGACAGACACTTGAATGTCTCCCCAATAAGAGCCTCTTTGGGTGTCTAAGTAAAACACGAACCCTTCAACGCTTGCCTCCTCACCTTGTATTGCACTTAAAGGTACATCTATCTCGTAATCAAGAACCTCGAAAAGACCCGATATTGCTCCGTCATTGACTTCTATTAGTGTTGAGAATGCAAATGGGACGGGAGGCACCGACTGCCCCACCGTAGCAGCATCATCATCCTGTACCCCGTTGGCGATTCCCCGAAGTACCGGGCGAAAACCTCCGACAGAGGCGATCAAAGCATTTCCTATCAGTCTGAAAAAGTTCATGGCGTTGGATTTATGTGTTAGCACCCGCAGGGGCAAAGTTCCTCAATTTTCTTGATGATGGACAATACTTGAGCGTCTGTTAGGCAGTTTGGAAGGTTTGTCACCTGCTCACCCCCTCCCGTGATTTCCCATGTCACATCGTCAGGGAACTCAGAGATAAGGAAATCCACCCCTTCAGCATAATCCCTTACGACCTCTATTTTCTCGGGGCCAAGCCTTCTTGTGGACACTGTCTGCACGAGGTCATCGTTAGGGGATATGAAGCAGTTTGTGGCGTCAAGCAGTGCTGTAACGACCTCTGGATTGCCCCCACTTAGCACCATGAAAGGGTTCGATGTTGGAAGTCCATCTGTCGATGTCCCCGCGTAAAGGTACGGAATGGGAAATGTCCCCGACTCGATTTCTCCGACAAGGGTTGACCTTCCTGCGGTCTTGATCGTTGGCCTCCACCTGCACAGGGTCTTTATCAGGCCACTCAGTATAAGGGCCTTCTCCCTGACGCACTTCTCATTCTCGGTGTCGCCCTCCTCCTTGTACGCCCACATGCGCTCCACCATGTCTGACAGGCAGCATCCTGCATTGAGGCGGACATTGGCGATATTTAGGGAGGTGAGTCTCATCGTCTGTTATCGGAGGAGTTGAACGGACACGAAGGACACAACGATGTCGTTGATTGTTGCGGTACCGTTCTGCCCGGTTACCTCCACATCAAGGGCATTGGCCCAAGTAAGCCCTGTCGCATTCAACTGAATGCCCTCATGCGCGTTGTCCACGACAAGAGAACCTTCCCCGATTGCTGCTGTCGCACCTCCTCGAAGGACTTTCACCTGAGCGAACCAATTGTTCCCGCTAGGGGCCGTTGTCACTGAGTTCAAGGCATAGACATTCCCACCGACCTTTACTTTGATGGTCTTTGTATGGCCGTTTGCAGCGGTTGTCCCTGCAACGGTTATGGAGACACCCTCTCCGTTGTTCGCTATCAGTCCCGCAGGAATTGTGTAGCTGAAAAGGACCTCCTCGGATGTCACGGCAGTGGTGCCCACATCGGATGTCAGCGAGGCGAGCATGCCCGTAGAGTTCATCTTAGCAAGGGCCAGCTCCCTATCGGGTATCTGCGAATTGGCTATCGTGCCGGCCAACTCGTTGAAGTTCACCTGAGCGAACCCAAGTGCTCCTGCGGTCATCTTGAGAACATGCCCATTCGTGGCCGCTGCGAGGTTTACGATGTTCCCCGCAACACGGGCAATGATGGAGTTGGCCGCCATCGCGAGATCTGCAAGGACACCGCTTGTGCCTGATGCCCTGACGGGGACACTGTACGCGCCAACGTCCTGCATCTTCGCATAGGTGATGGCCTTGTCGGTCATCTGCGCTGTATTCACGCTTGCGTTCACCAATCTGTCAGCAGGAAGCTGTGATCCTTTTGAGAGGTCGAGGTTGAGTTCAAGCAGGGAGAACGAGCCTCCATTGGCAACGAACTTCATCGTGAAGTCCTTGTCGAGGATGTCTGCTGGGATCAACTTCCCGAGAACCGTTGCAGTGAACGCCCCTGGTGTACACCTCGCCCTCCAATAGACCTCTACCAGAGTGTTGTCCGCAGGGGATGTCATCGCAACAATGAAGTTGGATGTCAGTGTCTGTGTGCCTCCGATGAGGTACTTGGTGCAGCTTTTCTCTATCAGGCTGTCCGAGGTGAATCCCATGAGAGTCACGTCCCCGTTGTCAAGGGTGGTGGTCCCGCCTGTTGTCAGCGCGATCAGATAGACGTTGTTTGCTTTAAGGCTCATGTCTCTTTATTTGAGGAGGCGTTCTACTTTGAGCATCGGGAGAAATAGTGATGGAGCCCCTGACGGAGACCCCACGGAAGTCCTTCTTCCGTTCACTTGCAACACGACATCAGAGGATTGGTTAACACCAGTGGTCTGGCCTGACGCGAACGGATTGCCGAAGTGCGATGGGCTGTTTGCAGATGTGGGCAGCACAAGGTATCCAGATGTTCCTGAATACGCCCCGAAACCCGTCTCGAACGCCTTCACGTCAGCAATGATCGTGAGAGGGGATAGTGAAATCGCTACGATGTCAACTATTGCCGTCATTCCGTTAAACGGAGCGTAGGAGCGGGTTGAAAGGAATGGAGACGATATGGGCAACACTATTGTCGTGCCATCAAGGACTATCTCTATGTCACCTTTCCAGTAATCGGAACTACTGTTTCCAGATACCGCTGCAAGGACTGCTGCAAGGTGTATCCTGAGAATGCTACCCGTGGAGGGGAACAGCAGGTCGCCTGACGTTGACGGAAGTGTCTGAGCGGTGTGAAGAGGGGAGAACGATGTCCCTGTTGCGGCTGTCGCGAAGTAGCCTGTCACAAGCTGAGATGTTCCATCGGCTCCCGCAGAACCATTTGCACCGGCAGGCCCCTGCGGTCCGACAAGCCCAGCAGGGGAAACCCCCGCGGGGAAACTCACAGTAGATGTCGGTAAGGCATTCCCAGTGTAGCCGAGGTTCTCAAGTTCGATAGTGGTCGTTGTAGAGGATACCACTTCGTAGTATCCGCCACCTTCAACGAATATGACCTGGCCGACCTTCGCGAAAAGCCCTGTCATCTGACCGAGGGCGGATACGTCAATCGTGACCGTACTCCCTACTGCGGGCTGCGTGAAGTCAGCCGTGGTGAAGTTGAACGAGTTCTGCCCGTCAAGTCCCGCAGGACCTGTTCCACATTCAAGATTACCGCAACTCCCGTTGCATCCACCATTACATCCCATGACTTAGCAGTTTTTGCATTTGTTCCCGCAAAGTGCTTGCAGGTTTTTCAGGTGCTTCTTGGCCTTCTCCTTCTGCCCGCATCTGTCAGCAGCCTGAATGGCCTCCAAAGTGAGCATTGCGTCAATGGCCTTTGTGTTGCCCTTGCCTGAGCATCCGCAAGAAGGGTCGCTGTCAGCGGTGAACTTGTCGGTGCAGCATTGAACATCACACAGGACGAGTTCACTTTTCAAACACCTTGCGTGGAATGGCGTCTCCCCGCCAACCCCGTCAGGGTATTCCCCTTTGACCACCCAATCGAAGTCCCAATAGCCATCCTCGTAGGACGCCTCATCCCCACTTCCGAGAATATCTGAGAGGTCAACTGTCAATTCAGTCCCGTCAAGGTTCGGGAGGGTGGCATAAATGTCGTAGGGACCGTACATAGTCCCTGATGGGGATGTAATGGTGAGCGCGGACGAAGCCACGTCCTGTAACTTGATCTGTGTCTGAGGGCTTGTCGCGTCAGGCTGCCAACCGAAGGGGTTCAGTGTGTCGTCCCATGGTCCAGTGACATCGGACAACAGGAACGTACCCTTGTCGTGACAGGAGTGGCAGACCTTCAGCTTAGGCGTTACCTTGAATGACATTGACTATCAGTATTTACTCACTTTCTTGGGCATCTTTGGGGTCTTGCCCATAGACTTCTTGCCATTTTTCTTAGCGGGAGACTTCATCTCTTTCTTCATGGATGTCTTCATGCCGCTCTTCTTGCTACCGTATGCCATTGTTCTTGTTTTTTATGGTTTATGAACTGACTGCAAATCTAAGGGTTTATTTACTGGGAAATCATTTCCTCTTCGGCTTCTTTGCAGTTTTTGCAGATTGCTTGAAAGCCTTTTCAGTAGGCGCTCCTTTCTGCCCTTTCTTACGCATGGACTCCCCTGAGCCTTCCTTTATGCGCTTTCTTTTGGCGTGTATGTTGGCGTAAAGTCCTTTCATGCCCACTTCACTTTATCGGCCCACCATGCTGCGCTCAGTTTGCCTTTCTTGATGTTCTGTCCGTGCCTCGCCTTAAAGCTCGCCCGCTTCTTCTTCATCTTTTCTGACTCACCCTTCTTGGGCGCTCCTGCGGTCTTTGCCCCCTGCTCGCCAAAACGGATGGTCTTGACGGTATCTCCCTGCTTTGCCACGACAACGTGTGATTTCTTCGGATGAGACGGTGTTCTTTTCGGTTTGTTGAAACCAGATACCCCGGCCCTTGCTAATCTCGGGTCTTTTTTTGGTGCGGCCATTACCTGCAAAATTTGGTTTGAGGACTTGATTTGGGTTTCAAAGGTAAAAAGAAACCCCGAAGCAATCCGATTTAGAAGGTCGGTGCTTCGGGGCCATGCAGCGACCGATCGGGGACACCCCAGTCCAATATCGCGGCACGGCAAAGGTAATCGCAAATCGCGATATGCAATGCAAAAGTAGCACCTTTTTGTGACAGACAGACCACGGTAAATCAAATGACGGCAACGGTTTGCGTAACGAAAAAACCCGTGACCGCCTAAGCAGCCGCGGGCCAAACACAAACACCCCGCAAAAGCAGGGAATTATTTATGACCCGCCTCCCGCGCCACCGTGAAATTCATCTCCATCCGCGCCAAAGCAGCTTGCCGACACCGTTCATCCTCTCCCAGCGTCAATGCGTTCACGTATGACCGCCACTCGGTCAGCGGCATACGGTTGAACGCGGCCCATGATTCACGGGCAATGGCTATGGCCTTATCCCTTGTCATCGCTCCACGGGTCATTGGAGAACAACGGCTTGCCCGTCTCGGTCAGTGGCGGAAAGTGTCGGAGGCATTTCCGTACACGTGCCTTCATTTCCTTTACCGTCTTTGGCCGAGTCTCTGTGTATAGCAGGTCGAACAGAAACTCTTTCGTCCGCCTCAAAGATTCGTGTTGTTCGTAGCGTAGGCTCATCGCACCTTGCCTTTGATAATGGTGTGATTGTACACGGTAAAGTCGCCATCGTCCTCGCGTTCAATGTAAGCGAACCCCCTGTTCCATTTGTTTATGGGCATGTAAGCGGGATGCAATTCGCAAAGACAACCAGTTGACCAAGTGTTGACCACCTTACCGTTCATGGTCGGTTCAGCATGTGAACTCGTTTGATGATGGTGGCCTATGATGCAGTTCTCTTTGGCCCTCATGTAAGCCCCTCGCGCGGGGTTGACGGGGCTGAATACCGACTTGCCAAACTCGTGGCCGTGCATGATGTTAAGCCGACCGAACTGGACTATTCGCATCTCGTCTATCAGTTGCACGCCAAGTTCACCGAACTTCAAAAGGATGTCCAAACGGAACTCCTGTATGTCCAACAACTCAGGGGCTTTGATGCGAAGGAAACGCTCATAGCGATCCTCATGATTTCCGAGCTTGTAGTAAATTGGCACACCGTCAAACTCTTTGCGCAACACACGAAGGAACTCGCGGCCCATTTCCAACTCAGCGGAGAAACGCCTTTTGCGCGGGTCTTTTTCAAAGGACGACAAGCCGTAAAAATCGAGGATGTCACCGTTCAATATTATGCCGTTCACGTTGTTATCCTTGCCGTATTGCAGCGCAAGCGTGACGGCATTTATGTTGTGATATGGAAGATGAACGTCAGAAAGGATAAGCAGCCGCGTCACAGCCTTGGGGATTATGAACGGCTCCCATTCCGTCTCATCCGTCTCAGGAAGAAAAAAAGGATTGGCTAT